CCTTTGTAATCTTTCTTACGAACTCGTCCTTCCACAACTTCGTATTTCTCATTCTTCTTGCGTTCAGCCTTCGCGGCTTTCGCCTCCTTCTTGCGCTCTTGTTCGGTGCGCGAATGGGGCTCGACATCATCTTCTTTCAAAAAGGCTTTTACACCAAAGTAAATACCAGCGACCACACTTCCAACAAGTGCGACCGCAGAGAATGCAATCAAAATTTTTGCCATAGCTGAGCGTTGTATCCATTCCTTGAATGAGTGGATAGCGCTCGCAATAGCGGCCGAAAATGTAATCGACATTAAGGTCATTTTGAAAATTCCGGGCCTAAGGCGAATCCATTCAGTGAGGTTGTCCCACTTAGTAATAGTCCATTTCTTTATGGTACTAAAACAATCTCCGGCCAATTGACAAATATAATCGCGTATTTTACCAGCGCGACCCATCATCGTATGTATATTAACCGGATCCATGGGATCATCCAAATGCAATTTCTTTGCGAGGTTGTTTAAACGTTCATTCAACGTTTCTTCCTCTGCGGAAGTGCAATCTTCTTTATCAAGAGTTTCAACAATCTCAGCCACTTCAGCATCAATCGTTGCCAATTTCATCAACTCTTCTTCTTCATCTTCTTCTTTTCCAAAAACTCCACCATGCGGGCGGACGTTCATTTTTTTCTTCATCACCTTTTCTCCGTTAGTATCGGGGATAACAGCCCGAGCTTGTTTCACTAGCTCGGTGTGATTTTTGCGTAGGGAGTCTCCTAATTCTTCCATTTCCTTTTGAGACATGGCAACGGGGGCACTCGGGGTAATCTTCACATCAGTGTCACGTGCGTGCTTGTACAACAACGCACGTGTGTACGCCAACAGCTTGGCGTATGTAATGTTAGCTTCGAGCATAACACCACCAGGGCCATAGCGGTTATAACGCCACGAATCTCTATCGGACGGGGATCCAACAGCCAACATCTCCATGTTGAGGTGAATTCTTCTATCCACCGCCATCGCCGAAATAACTCCAAGATTGGTAAGTTTTGCCTTACCGTTCCTGGTAATCTCAACGATACGTGGCTCAGCGTACACTCCAGTCTTGTCGGGAACGGCAGACATATTTAGTTGATACGCGGCACGATTGACAAGGTTGATCACCATCATCGATTCTGAGCGACGAATAGTGGCTTCGTCGGTTTGCCACAGGTCGTCAAGACCAATGATTCTTTGTCTCTTATAACCATCCCAAAACTCTGTTTCAGTTTTCTTAGTATATATCATGTTATCATTCCAGACAGCTTCGTGACTCTCATCCAAGTCATGTAAGGTGGGGGCTAAATCAACATTCAGCTGCGTCATGGTCGTTGTTTTGCCAACACCCGACGCTCCAAAAATCAGGATACACACAGGTTCCACACGATCACGTGCGGTTTGGGAAGCAGCAATAACAAGCTGCATCCAATTTTCCGCGTCGTTTCGCATAGCTACCACAGGTACTAGGTAGCGAGGGGGGGTTCTCGAACGAGTCAACATTGCTTCGAGTTCAAATACCTTCTTTTTAAATGCGGTAACTTTCTCCTGAAACTTCGTGTTTGTATGCAACATCACGGCTCTCTCAGCCAAATGTGCAATCTCCGCATGTTCTTCCAACAGCGGCTTGATAAGCTCATGAATTCCTCTTTGGGACCAAGGAACCCAAGGTGTACCAACTACACGTTCGTAGAAGGCGCCAATTGCGGTTTCCACAACAGGTTGCAAAATATCAGTAATAGACTTAATATCTCGCAAAGAGGTAGCAACTGAATGCACCATCGCAAGGGTAGATTTAGCAAATGGGCTCACGGCACCACTCACAGCATTAGACGTGGCCAATACCAGGTCAGAAATAGCTTTGGTCATATCGACTTCTACAACTTCTCCAACATGGGGCTTGACCTTCTCATATCTTTGCTCAAGGTACTTCAAACCAAGACGAGCAACGGCTTTCTCACCATCTATCTTCGTTCTATGTCCTCCAGACACAAAACACACGTCTCCTTCAATCTCAACAGATATCACAAAAAGTCGGTCATGAGGGGGTCCTGACATTTCCGCAATCTTATAAGCGGGACTTTTCTTCAAATACTTGTACATCATCTGGGCAAAAACACCTTTCGTGTTTATCTCAACAGACGAACCATGTGCGATGTTGGGAGTCAAATCCTCATCATCACTACCATCAAACTGCCACGTTTCCGGGTCTTTAAAAAGAATCCTATTAGGATCACCCTCGATCAACGCGGGTGGTAAGATATTAGGGGAAACTGGCAACTTAGCCAACTCTTCCTTCTCCAAATCTTCTTCAGTATAAGAACCAGGTGTCTCAAATTCATCATCCGGGTCAACAAGTATCGGTTTATCTTCTTCCTTCTTCTTTCCCAGTAACTTTGCTAAAGCAACAGGGTCAATTGGGTAAACATGAGGGAAAGATTTTAACTTTCCTTCAAAATTCGAGTAATCCAAACGCAAAAATTTTCCTTCTCGCGCTTGCGCTGCGACATAATTGATAACAGTCGCTTTTGCATCAGCAACAAACGCTTTATCTTTCTCATTTTCAATACGTATAGAATTCGCTCGAATTTCTTTCCTCAATTCTTCATTACTAGGCAACACGGAATCTTTCGTTCCAATAACTTCACTAACAATTTTGCCTTTCTCAACGGCATCTTTTTGCTTACGCTTCTCCTCAACGGCAGTGGCGAGTTCCAAAATGGGTTCTGAAAACAAAGCTTGGACACCAGCCAAAATAGATGTGACCAACAACAATGCGGCCAACACCCTCAACATAATGGGGGCGATAACCGAATCTGTCTTTAGAATGGTAACAACCATCGCAACAAGCGCAGCTCCCGAAAGAACTACAACTGCTCCTAACACAAGAGCCCCAGATTTTAAAGCGTGTTCCATCATACCGACAAAATCCTTCCAAATTTGGGTAATGTCGGAATCATGCGCGATAACTTTATCTTTCATCATACTTTCCAGCTTCTCAATGTACTTTAACATACGTTGATCGGCTCTCGTAAGTAGAGCACTCTCAGTAATCCACTCATTCAATTTATGCAAATCGTAATCACGGTTTAACTGAGGGGGAACCACTGGGCGAGCAATGGGTTCAGCGAAATTTCTTTTCCTTTTCATATATTCTTCAAACTTTTCTGTATTTTTAATTTCATTGTAACGGCGGAGTGCCTGAATATCATTCTTAAATTTTCCGGAATGGTATCCGGCCAAATGCTTGATAATACACATTTGTCCAACACATTTCTTGCAAATGGTTGAAATGCAATAAGTACTATCACAAAC